TGTAAACATTATCACCGCCAGTTGTATTTGAATCACCTGCTCCCCATCCAATAGCAGTGTTTCTACCCGCAGTAGATATGAGCAAAGCATTTTTACCCACGGCAACATTTTCTGCACCACAGACCCCACTTAATGCAGAAAAACCTACTGCCGTGTTGTCTCCTCCACCTTGAGTACCATCACCTGCAAGACCACCTACAAATGTGTTGTTTGCGCCTGTGGTTACTGCGGCTCCTGCATCTTGTCCTACAGCTACGTTTAGCATAGAGGCGGCTGATGAAGGGTTTTGAGTTGCTAAAGCATTAGACCCAATCGCTACTGAGGAAGAACCAAGTTGATTTGTGCTTAATGCGTTGTATCCTAAAGCCACATTAAAGTCAGCGTCAGTAATCGCATCACCTGCAAGACCACCAATGAGGGTGTTTTTAATGCCTGTGGTTACTGCTATACCTGCTTGATAACCTATGCCTACATTGTAGTTGTCAGTACTGCTTGTAAAGTTTTGAGAGCTTAAAGCGTTCATGCCAATTGCAACGGCTCTATCGCCTAGTGTATCTGCACTTAAAGCAAGGTAGCCTAACGCTACATTTGAATTTCCGCTTGTTAAAGCATCACCTGCCAGACCACCAACGAGGGTGTTAACTGTGCCTGTGGTTATTGCACGACCTGCCGCATAACCTACGCCTACATTATAAACAGTTGTAGCACTTGTAAAATTTTGAGTATTTAATGCTTCTCTACCTATAGCCACTGAACGACTACCAAGAGTATCCGTACTTAAAGCGGCATATCCAACGGCAACATTAAAATCAGCGTCAGTTAAAGCATCACCTGCTAAACCACCTATGAGGGTATTTTGAACGCCTGTGGTTACTTTATTACCTGCGTCAGAACCTACTGCTGTGTTGTAAGTATTTGTAGCAGATGTAAAGTTTTGTGTATGTAATGCTCCAGAGCCTATTGCTACAGATTGACTCCCTAAAGTATCTGACGATAATGTGTTATACCCAAGAACTGTATTAAAGTCTGCGTCTGTAAGAGCATCCCCAGATAAACTTCCAACAATGGTGTTTTTGATACCTGTGGTTACTGCGGTTCCTGCCAAATATCCAACCGCTGTATTGTACATAGCAGTAGCATTAGTGGTGTTTTGACTATTAAGAGCGGCATGTCCTATAGCTGTACTAAAGTTACCTCTTGTGTCAGAGCCTAAAGCACCAACACCAACTGCTATGTTGCTAGCTCCGTCAGTGTTAGCGTCTAGGGCTACAGCTCCAACGGCTACGTTATTTGTGCCTGTGGTGTTTAAATTTAAAGCCCTATTACCAATTCCAGTGTTGTTAGAGGCTGTAGTGTTTGCGGCTAAAGCAGACTTACCAAAAGCCACATTATTAGAACCTGTGGTGTTAGCAACCAAAGCAAGCTCACCAACGGCTGTGTTATCGTTACCTGTTGTATTTACTTCTAAAGAACTTCTTCCAACAGCTACGTTTCTTGTGCCTGTGGTGTTTGCACTTAAAGAAAAATATCCAAGACCCGTGTTGTTAGATGCGGTTGTATTGGCATCTAAAGAGAAAGCACCAAGTGCTACGTTGTTAGCACCTGTAGTGTTTGTAAGTAAAGCACCATTACCAACTGCTGTGTTGTTATTAGCTGTAGTATTAGCTCCTAAAGCAGAATCACCTATAGCTACATTGCTATCACCTGTTGTATTGGCATCTAGTGCTGATGTGCCTACCGCAATATTAAAGTCTCCAGTTGTATGTGCTCCTAAAGCCGCAAAACCTACAGCAATATTTTGACCACCAGTAGTGTTTGCGTCTAGTGCTGTAGCACCTACTGCTATGTTTAAACCACCTGTGGTGTTTGCTACTAAAGAGTTATAACCAACTGCTGTGTTGCTATGGCCCGTTGTAGTAAGAGCTAAAGCATTTCGACCAACACCTGTGTTAAAAGATGCTGTTGTATTAGCTTCTAAAGATGCTTGACCAATTGCGGTATTGCTTGAACCTGTAGTGTTTGACTTTAAAGAATCTGTACCCACCGATACGTTGACAGAGCCTGTAGTGTTTGCTTGTAAAGAACTAAAACCTACTGCTGTGTTGTTAGATGCTGTGGTGTTTGATTGTAACGCTTGAGTACCTACGGCAGTATTATACGAAGCTGTAGTGTTAGACAATAAAGCCAAATAACCCAATGCAGTATTTTGAGCGCCTGTTGTATTTGTATACAACGCCCTTCTTCCAAAAGCATTGTTAGAATCTGCTGTTGTATTTGATTGCAGTGCAGATTTACCAACGGCAGTGTTTAGGCTACCTGTGGTGTTCGAATCAAGAGCAAGAGAACCAACCGCAGTATTGTCAGAGCCTGTGGTATTTGCTAATAAAGAGTTAACACCCACTGCCGTGTTGTTAGCCGCGGTTGTATTGCTAAGTAAGGCTCCTGAACCGATTGCTGTATTTGAAATGCCTGTAGTATTTGCACTTAAAGCACTATAACCAAAAGCCGCGCTGTTATTAGCCGTAGTAATCGCATCACCTGCGAGGCCACCAACGAGTGTGTTTTGAACGCCTGTGCTTATTACAGCACCTGCGCTATATCCTACTGCGGTATTATAAGTAGCTAAATTACTACTATTTACTTGAGAGCCTAGAGCAGAATAGCCAATAGCTGTGCTGTACTGACCCAATGTTTCAGCACTTAATGCGGCATAGCCTAGTGCTACGTTTCTGCCAGAAGTAGTTAAAGCATCACCTGCTAAACCACCGATCAAGGTGTTTTGAATGCCTGTGGTTATAAACCTTCCTGCTGACCTGCCAACTGCCGTATTATAAACTGAGGTAGTCGCTGTAAATAAAGCATAAGGGCCGACTGCTACATTGTTTGAACCTGTTGTTATTAAAAAACCTGCTTTCGTTCCTACTGCGGTGTTAGAGTTACCTGTTGTTACAGCACTTAAAACCTGTGAACCTAATGCAGTATTTTCTACGGCTGTAGTTATAGCATCACCTGCCGCATAACCAATAGCTGTATTATCATCACCAGTAGTTAAAGCTGTACCTGCTTCATCACCTACTAAAACATTTCTTGAGCCACCGCTTGCAATGCTGTTACCTGCGTTGACACCAAAGCGGACGTTAGAGGTTCCTGCGGTTGGGGTGGATAGAGAGCCGTCTGAGCTAATGCGAAAGCGTTCTGTGCCGGAACCATAAAATATATAATCCGTAGCATCAAAATCAATGGCAGTGTAAGAAGAAGTTGAACGATTATAATTTAGTATTAAGTTCCTTGTTCCTGAGTAGCTAGGAGTAAATTCTAAACCTCCTGCGCCACTGTTTGACACGGAAAGTTTAGCACTAGGCGTACTAGTACCAATACCTACCCGATTATTACCACCATCTACAAACAGCATATTAGCGTTGCCGTTTGACTCAACGCGGAAGTCGTAGTCTGCACCGGCTTCATTGACCACCATTCCGCCAGAACCAATAAGTACCTTTGAAGAAGCTCCGTGGAATAGTTGTAGTCCTGTGCTTCCAATACCCATGCCGCCAGTGTTGCCTGATGCTTCAACATTAAATATCGGAACATTATCCGCTCCACCTACCTCTAGCTTAGAGTTTGATATAGAAGGCACTCGCCCTATACCTACCCGATCATTACCACCATCAACAAACAGCATATTTTGATTGCCGTTAGACTCAACCCTAAAATCAGTATCTGTACTATCTTCATTAATAACTACCTGACTGTTATATGCATAAATTCTTCCTGCATTACCTGTAACAATTCTAAACTCGTCAGCGGCAGGAAAAGCAATATAATTATCAGTGTCTCCTGCATGTCTAATTTTATCACCTACCAGTAAATCACCAGTAACAGAAAGACTTGCAAGAGTACCAAGACTTGTAATATTTGTTTGTGCCGCTGTTCCAAGTGTTCCTGTTATAGCTCCTGAAACATTAAGAGTAGAAGCCATATCAACAGCACCATCAATGTCCACGACATCAAGGTTAGTAACACCGTCTACGTCTATGTTGCCAGAGATGTCTAGAGAAGCCGCATTTACTGCACCGCTGAGATGGAGGTCTTTAAAACGATGTGATGAAATACCTAAGTCAGCATCAGCATCTACAATAACTCCTGCATTGTTAGTAGGTAAAATACCATCTGCGTGAAAACGTAATCCATTGTGACCAGAACTTGTACTAAAAATTGCAAGGTCGTTAGTTATGTTACTTAAACCACCAATACTGTTTATTGTTAAAGCGTCTGTCTCAATAGTTCCATCTACATCGACATTGCCTGAAATATCTAAAGAAGCGGCAGTCAAAACACCTGCAACCGCTAGAGTGCTTGCCATATCCACAGCACCGTCAATATCCACGACATCTAGGTTGGTTGTTCCGTCTACGTCTAGATCGCCGTTAAAGTCTACGTTACCTGCTACCGCAAGTGTTGTAGCCATGTCTACTGCGCCATCTATATCAACTACATCAAGGTTAGTAACTCCGTCAACATCTAAAGCGCCATTAAAATCTACAGCACCTGCAACAGTTAAAGTTGTAGCCATATCTACAGCACCATCAATATCCACAACATCTAAATTAGTTGTTCCATCTACATCAATGTTTCCAGAAATATCTAAAGAAGAAGCAGTCAAGACACCTGTAACGCCAAGAGTACCTGCAATAGTTGCGTTTACATCTACATCTAGTGTATCTATGTGTGCAGTACCATCAAGATACAAGTCTCTCCATTCCTGCGAAGAGCTTCCAAGGTCAAATGCACTATCAGTATTAGGAATAATATTACTATTTACGTCTGCGCCAAATACAACATTGTCACTTGCCGCGTCACCTAGAGTAAGTGTACCGCCATTAAGCGTTGTAGTACCAGTAACTACAAGAGTTCCACCGACAGTTGTGTTGCCTGTTATGCCTAGTGTGCCGCCAACAGTTGTGTTGCCTGTTACTCCTAGAGTACCTGCAATGGTTGCGTTAGCGTCTACGTCTAAGGTGTCTACGTGGATTGTTCCATCAAAGTAGCCGTCTTTAAACTCTAAAGAACTTGTACCTAAATCTATATCACTATCAGTAACAGGAACGATTGCACCATCTTGGATGCGAATCTGCTCGACTGCTGAACCACCAACCTCTACAAAGACGCTCCAACGGTTGTTAGTGCTGTCAACAACTATTTTGTTTAAGAAGTCTTGGTCGCCAATAATTTCAATGTTGCCACCTTCTCCTGCTCCACCATCGTGTTGGTGTCCTGTCGTGCCTGTAGCGGCATAAGAGAATGCAGTAACTAACTGATTATACTCTGCGTTAAAAAGTGAAGCCGTGATCGTATCGCCATCGGTAAGCGTACTTTGTCTAGTGTAACTTGTTCCTGCCATTTGGGTTATCTCCTACCTGATGGGACGTAATTTATGTAAATGCCGTTAATTGCGTAAGGCGGCTTTTGATCTGAGCTTTTAATTTGGAAATTACAAACAGTGCCACTACCCTGAACAGCTTGACGGAGCATCGGGTCAGTGCTTGCGCCAAATACAGCCGTTCCAAATACTGCACTTCCAAAAAGAGAAGGTGTCGGTATGTTGTCTAAAACATACTCTGGCGGCTGTGGTATTGTTGTATCTTCGTAATCATATCTAATTCTTAATGTTGGCGATACTTCACCTTCAGGAGTTACAGAAAGCTTAACATAATGCATAGTCTTCCGTGTTCCCACGTCACCAAAGTCGTAGTGTGGTGTCTGGTACTGAGCAGTAATATCTAATAAATTCCCTGCGGTTGAAAAGCTATTGCCCTCGTTGTGGTTATAAATGTAACCTTGGTTGTCGCCATGATACAGTTTTTCAATACCTGTAGCCTCAAAACCAGAAGCAAAACCAGTGGCTTGTATGCCAAGTGTCTCAGACCATTCAAAACCATTAGCTGTTAGTGTACCAATAATTCCTTTGGCCGATGCAGTAGAGCCTCCGTCTGTATTATAAAACAATCTGTATTGAGACTTGCTTCTTAGAATTGAACTTGTAACAGTAAATGAGTTTATAGAGTTTGCTATAGATGAAATAATAGATTGTATTTGACGGCTAACTGATCCTAATTCAACGTCACCAATTCTAGATGTACCCGCAACAGAACGTATGCCGTCTGGACTAAGGAATACTAAGTCACCACCAATTTCTTGAATACTATGAGAGCTAAGGCAACCTACGTTCTGTGTAACAGGTATAATAGCAATGTTACTAGAATCATTAATATTTACAAGCTTGTGTATGCTGTTACGACAAAAGATAATAAGATCGCTACGGAAACTTTTAATACCAACCACTTGATCAGGCAATAAAATGCTACCTGCTCCAGAGCCTGAAAAACTACTAGGGTCTAGAAGCGAACTATAAAAAACTGTGTTCTTTGCGGTAGGTGCATTCGCAACTACTAAGTGCTGATCATGTATAGCGCAAACTGTTGGGGCTGTTGTTCCGCTTACTGTTACTTCTTCTGCAAAGAATGTGCGAGTAGTTAAGCCTCCTGTTCCTGTCATGCTGAATAAGAAAGGCTTGTTAACTCCGTCAGTAATAATAATCTGTCCGTAGTCTGTGTTGCCTTCAAAGATTGTAAAAGATGTTTGAGCCTGTGAAGTTCTTGCGTCCATGCTACGGCCTGTAAAGGCTGTGTGGTTGTCTCCACCGCTTGCAACACTAGCTCTGTTAATTTGAAGCCACGCATTTTCACCATCAGGGCTAAAAAATATTCCATCGCCCGAACAGACTATTAAGCCGTCAGCATATACTGCAAGACCTAGTATTTCATTTGCGCCATTAGGACGAGTGTCTCCAAAGGCTGTGTAGCCATTTATACGGCGATAGCCGCCATCTGGATCAACTTCAAAGTTTACAAGCTTTGTAGCTAATCCCGGCTGTCCAAGCATTTCAAGTTGGTTTAGGTTAGTATTTAACCCACCTTTACACGAAACACCATAAGGTTGTGAAGCGGCCATACTATACGAATCTCATTCGGTCATCTTTGATATAAGTGGGCGTAGGCTCTAAGAGGTTAGAACGCATACTGCGTAATCCTTTCTTGAAGTCTTCTAATGCAAACGCCGCCGCTTGTGGGTTGTCTTTAAACTGCCAGATATAGTATCGGGCTTTAGCTAGTAATACAGATGTATACATTTCAGGAAACACTACAGTGTCTCCGTGAGCTACTAGCTTTGTAGGTAGGCTCCAAGCATAGAACCATACGCGATATGTTTTATCTGGGATAGGGCTTAGTCCAAACTTCCGCGAGTCTGGGCTTCGGATAACATTACTAGGCTGACCGTACTGCTGTGTGTCAGCATCGTCTGCGTTCTCAGAAGTTCTTCGAAAGTCCTTCCAAGCCTCTGTAGTCATAAAGCTTAAGTTGCGCGAAACATAAGGAGCAGTTTCTCCGCTTACGCCAACAGTAGTAATATAAAAATTATCCCAATCTATTGATCCGTAGTCCGTAGTAA